TATAAGTTTTACTTGGGTATCAGTTGTTACAGTAAAATTATAAACGTAACTATCATAGTCAGATTCAAATTCTGAAATATTTACTTCAGTGCCTCCTGAAGTTAAAGATACTTTAAAATCATTAGTGCTTGCATTTATCACAAAGTAAACTGTGTATGTGTTTAGTCCAGTTGGTATTTTATTGTTTGTAGTAAAGACTACTTTATCTCCATTAGAATAACCATGACCATTAGCAGTAATAACATTTGTTGATGTGTCTACACTAATACTTCTTTTAACTACAGTATCCGCAGACTTAACACCACCTTTAACAATAAAAGCATACGCTTCATCTTCAGATCGTCTTATCGTATGTATAAAGACATCATTAGAGTTAGCAGAGGTAACACCTGTAATCTCAGCAACATGCTCTGTAGCAGGTCTTTTCTCTAGTCCACGGGTTATGTGTGATAACCCATTCTCCTGAACTTCACCTTGTGTTGGCATACGTAGAGTCGCAGGTTGTTGTGAGACTCCATTAATAAGACTAGGTATACTTCCAGATATTAAAGGCATTAATCAGTTTCCGAAGAGTTTACAAGGTTACGTTTTAATCCAAATGTAGAACCTGAGTGTCTATCTACTACTCTGTAGACATCATAGTTATCAAATATATTGTAGTCAGCCACATCACCTTCGTACTCAAGTAATGCTTGCCATGCGTTCATCTCGTCTTCTTGGTAGAACCTATGTAACTCACCTGACCCTACAACACGATCATGGAAAATACGTGATGCTCTAATTGATATGTACCTACGTGCAGGTTCAGGTAGGTCTTTAAATACTAAAAGCATAATCTTATTTACTTTTACTTTTTGTGTAAATATAAATGTTTGCTTTTGTCTATCGTATAACTTACGTCCACGTTCTACTATATCTGTGTCACCATCTCTTACTCTTGATGTTGTGTCAACTCTTAATATATCTGGACTCAAATGTATTTCACCATATTGATCTATTGGCATATCTACATCAAGATCAGTATTAAATATCCAACCTCTGGACTGTATTGCTCTTGATACGTTATCGAGAATCTGTTTTGCAATAGAGGCATCAGATAGTCCAGCAAGGTCGTTCAAGTTTTGTATTGGTTGTTCACCGATACTGGTCAACATGGTATTAACTGCTTCTAGTTCAGTTGTTGGACTGAGGCTCATGATACCTTTCTGTATTTATTTGTGTTTGTTTTGGTTAGGAAGTCTTGAGATTGCCAGTTAAACTGACCAGTGTTATGTATACTCTTAAATTGGTTAGGGTTAAATATAATATAAGACCAACTTCCCACATCTTCTGCTTCGTTAGTATACTTTATACCATCGTAACCTAAGTCATCTTGTATAAATTTTGATATAGCACGTAATTTGTAATGCTCAAGATCCTCATCGTACTTAATAAAATCATCTGCAACTACAGCACTCTCTGCTATTTGTAACCGATCCTCCATTGTTCTAGTAGTATCAATTACTGACATTTCATCTATGTAAGATGCTATTTTATCCATAACTGATCCACTACCACTGAATCCTGTTACTTTAGTATCTCCTTCGTATTTTGGATTAGCGTACCCTGCTCTATTAAAGTATCCGTATTCACTAAGGTAGTCCATAACATTTCTAAAGTTCCAACTATGTAAATCTTCCATTACTAAAGGATTGTTTATTTTTAGGAATCCCATGTAAAATTTACCACCCTCTCCACTTATGGACCCTCTAGTAAATTTACGTGTCTCTTCTACTACCTTTTTTCTTTTGTATTTTGATCTACCAAGATCCATTCCAAAAGGTTGGAATTTTGGATCATTTAATAGTATGTCTTCTGCGGCTTTTCTAGTGCCTAAATGTGGACCCAACTCAGCACTCCAATTTTCGTATCCACCTTCTATCATATCAGGATGGGTTTGTACAAAACCTGTGTTCCTATCAATAGTATATATAGTACCATGATAAACTAACTCAGGTACATCTATGTTTCCTATAATTTTATAGTTGTTGTCTGATACCTTAGAAGGACCAGCTTTTAAATTAGGATGTAGCCCATCAGGTTTATGGTTCCACCATTTCCAAAAGTTTTTATTATTAAGATGGGCTATAGCTTCTTTTGGAAACTTTACATTATTCATACGTTCCCAATTAGTGATATAGCCAGTAACTTCTGCTAACGATTGTTCTGCATGTAGACGTTCTAGTTCTTCTGTTGGTACATTACCCGTGTCTCCAAAGTAACTGCTTAAAGCGTTGACCTTAGTAAAGATGCGTGACAAAGGAACACCTTCAGGTTTGTACATGTTGTTAGCATCAAGTATCTTACGGAAATCAAGATACTCTTCACCTATTTGTAGTTCTTCTGGAGTCATGATGAAAAAAAAGGGAGAACCCTAGTTAAAGAGTCCTCCCTATGCGGAGTTACAATGTAGCTATTAGCTAAACTGAGTTAATGCTACAGCACACGCAGGTCGCAAGATGTTGTGACCCATTGCGTACTTGGACACCATCAAGGTACCCTGTCGGTTAATCTGATACTCTGATTCAACAGACATATCCATTAACTTGGCAGTAGCAACTGCGTCTTGTGTCATCACAAGAGCACGAACTTCCATTGCTACATCAGAAATGTACTGGTTGTCTCCTGAAGCAAAGTCTTCAGTACCTGCACCAGCAGGAACAGCGTAGATAGACCCACCACTATTCACATCATTTCTTCCTGAACCAACAGTATTAGCCAATGGTACAGGAGCAGTTTCAGCACCGTCCTTATGTCCACTAGGTCTTCCTGCTACCAAAGCAGCATTTGGTGCTGATTGAGTAAACAAGTTGGATACCCAAGTAGACCCAGAACTAAAGTAACCAAGGTGATTGGTCACATAGATTGGCATACCAAGGATCTGTGGTACAGTACCCTGTGCAATTGATCCACCTCCTCCAACATCTCTGTTGAAGATAGCGAAGTCAACCATGTCATCTGCACTTGAGACTTTGAACAAGTCATAGTACATGTCAACAGGCATAACAACAAAGGGATCACCTGGGACGTTGTAGTTATCAAAGATACGTCTAGCATCCATGATAGCCTGAACAATGTCTTTAGGTAGTCTTACGTCACCTGCGGCATCTCCAATGACTACGTTAGGAGTAAAGTCTTCGTCAGTGAAAGCAGAATAATCTTGGATCATTCCTGCGGTACCTGCAATTGTGGAGTTTTCGCACAAAGCGGCCTTGATTGCTAAACGAAGAATATTCTCATCAGCTACTTTTGCTAAAGAAAAGCCAGCTTCTTGAGTGTAGACGGAACGAATGTCATAGTGTGACATTGCTTCGTCAATATTTGGAATAAATTGTGCATTAATGAGCAAGTCATCAATGGTCACAATGCGTTCCCCTTGCTTTGCGGCTGAAGGAACAATTTCAGCACCCGGAGTGTGGTAGGAAGCATCTCGGTACTTTCCTGTCATCGGAAATTGTGCAGACTTTCCTTTTGAGATAGTACGCACACGATGCAAAGGCATCATAATATTCTTAGACTGAAAAGCAGTAAGCACTTCACCAGCATACAGTTTTAGATATAAATCTCTAACTGAACCAGTTGCGTTATTTTGACCAGAACGATGTATAGCACCGTCCGTGGCATAATCTGTAACTGCCATAATAATCTCCTATTTTGGCATTACTACTTAACTAATGATGCTTGAAAGTTCACCAGAGTTATCCCACGCATGGGGCAATGATTACTATTTTAGCTATTAGTTTACAGCACTGTTGAGTTACCCAACATTTGTGCTACCGAAGCCCTGTAAGCAGGGTCGGTTTGGTACCTAGAATCTTTCATAGCCTCTGTAACTTGGGCTAAAGATTCAAATCTTGGTGCAGTTGATGGTACTGATTCACCTGTCATGAGCCTGGGTGGGATACCTTCGGCATTCTGCATTCTCGCCATAAGACCTTGTACAGCAAACATCGCATTAGGATCAAGGTTTTCAATTGAGTTGTTGAAGGCATCAAGTTCCCATTGTTCTAAGTTATTACTAGCCCACTCAAGCATAGCATTATAGTTATTCTCACCACCAACTGACTGGTATATCTGTGCAATACTCTGGTCAGCAATAGCTTCTTGTCCTGCTAACCATGTATCTACTACATTGTTTGGTATTCCTGCTTCTTCCAACGCTGTATATGCGTCATCTGACAGTTTACCTAACTCGTTGTACTCTTGTTGAAATACTTCAATATCAAGATTTCTTTCATCTAACAACTGAGCAACTTGAGGTACACTCGTATTCTGTATATCAACAGTTTCTTGTTCACCTACTTGTGTATCTTCGTACTCTTGTTGTTGCTGAGATACTTGTGTATACTGTTGTTCTAACTGATTGTAAGCGTTAAGTAAATCTTGTGGTGTACCAAATTTGTCGGGTAGCCATTCAGGTCTACCCTGTTCTGACTGTTGTAGTACAAGTTCTTCACCTACATCATCTGGTTGTACACCGTTGTCAACCTTGGCAAGCATTTCATTAATATGCTCTGGTGAACCTGCCTGATGTACACCTTCTGACTGTCCTGTCTGTAGTTCTTCCATATATTATTGTTGTTGAATAGCCTGGATCATCTCCTGAGTTATTTCAGGATTTTCTCTGGCCCCATCTGCAATACCTTTAACAACTCCAGGTGTTGCACCCTTCACCATGTCTTGCATCATTTGTTGTTGCATCATCTGCTGTTGTTGTTGCATTTGTGCTTGTTGCTCTGCTTGCTTTTGCTCTGGTGTTTTGACAAGTCCACTTGTGTCGATACCAAGTGAAGCACCAAGCCTATCAATATAATCATCAAGATTCAAGTTACTCATGATTGCCTCTGGTCCCAAAGGTCCAAGATACTGTAGAAACTGAGATAACTTATTTAGATCCTGTCCACGACCAAGAGCTTCAATACCTGTGATAACCTGTGGTTTGACTACACCCTTTGGAAACTTAGGCATCTTCTTTGCTTTAGTCATCTTGTCCATGAGTATGTTGATCAATGGTAGCTGGAACTCTTGTGACAAGACTGAATACACACCACCTAGAGCAGACTCTAGTTCCTGTGCCATGAACCTAACTTCTTCTGCTGTTACTCTTTCAGCATTACGCTGTACAGAAGAGTTTAAAAGAAAAGCAAATGATAACCTATCTCTAATTTGTGTGATTGTGTCAAGAGCAATACGAAAGTCTTGACTTTTTTGTAGTTGTAATGTAGATACATCATTTGCATCTCCTTGTACAATAGCACCACTTGGTGACTTAGCTAACGTATTAATTCTTGTGGTTCCATTAGGCCGAACCATAAACAATACTTTAGATGCAGCCGCTGATCCTTCTACAATTGCTTGTGTAAGAGCTTCAAGGGAGCGTAAGTCTCCCAAATACTCCTCCACGAGACCACGACCATAAGATTCTCCGTCAACTCTACTGAACCTAAGTGGTATAAATGGGTTCTTATCTTTGGGGTATTTACCATAACTGTCTGGTATTGGTACATTTTGTACTTCCTGATGTATGTGCCAGTGTTTACCTTTGTCACAAATGTAGGTGTAAAGGTCGTATGGTTTTTGTGGTGTTTCTGGTGCTAGTTCAGTAGGCTCTGGTAGACCTATAGTTTCTCTAGCTTCTTTTGTGAGTGTTTTAGCATTGAGAGACTCCTTTGTAATCATGTACAATACGTTACCCATAGGATCACGCTTGACTACATAGCGATCCAAATGAAACACACGCATTTGTCCTTCGTCTGGGACATAGAGTAATACGTTACCTGTGACAATCAAGTGTTTAATTGCTTCAAACACAGGTACACGATATGCTTCACTCTCTATCATCTGGAGTGTAGCACGTTCAATCTTAGATAAGCCTTCTTCTACTGGTCCTCTTTGTTCTGGGCCGACAAGTTGCTCAAGATCAAAGTCATCTATTGTCAGTCTAAAGAACGGAGAGTTGGGTGGTAGTAGTGTCAGAAGTAACTTGGATGCTAAATGATTGACACCTCGTGCACCTACTGATTGAAAGGGTGTAGAGTATTGTGTTGAATATGTATCACCTTGGTCACGTATTAGCATAGGGATCGTGAGTTTAGCACACTCTCTTGCCCTATCTAAATAAGATTCACGTTCTCCAAAGCAATTTTGGTACATGCTTGCAATGGAAGTCTCATTGCTATATTCCATTATGCAGTCTTACGTCTTGCATATAGTTTCTGTTTACCAGTGGCACCTTTTCTCTCTCCAGCTTCAAGGTCACCTTTCTTCTTAGCACCTGACGTACTACGTTTACTAGCACCAGAGTAGGTGGCTGAAGCACTTTGAGCTTCTGCACTGTCTCCACTTCCTGGTCCATGAATTATTTTTGCCAGTTCTCCAAAGTTATGTTGTAGTCCTCCAACCACCATATCACCCGCAGTTTGCAGTCCTTTACTAAGACCAGCAGCCATACCACTTCCGTGCTCTTTAGCACCTTCTATAACCTCAGATCCTTTATCTTGGACATGAGCACCTGCTCTACCTAAGTCAGACCTTTTTACAGTTTCTTCTACTTTTTTAGTCGAACCACCCATATTATGTTTTGTTTATGAAAAGTTTAAAATCATCACCACCCTCTGTACATATTGTATTCAGTCTTTTCGACAGAAGACCAAAGTATGGAGACTCTGGTTCGCAGGGTATGATATAACTATGGTATCCTTGTTGTGTCATTAGTGTGTCACATGCTTGATAAATAGGTATAGATTCTTTAATACCTATGTCTTTAGGTGACATCCACCAGTACACAGTGGGGCTTGAGATACTAAAGCACCCCACTATTTCATTACGTTTCTTTACCAGATGGGTTGGAAATATAGGTAGTACACCTCCTTTCTCTTGACACACTTGTATCAAAAGTTCCCTTTCTTCTTCAGAACGTATAGGCTTAATCTCTATATCTAATAGAGTATTATAGTCCACTCAGTCCACCACCCTTATAACTTTTAGCTCCACCTGATTTGCCAGAACCTCTGTTCATCTTCCTGTATTTCCGTTTGGAACCAGTATTCTCTTGAGCTTGTGGTGC